TTCATGTAGGTATTTATAGTATAAATCAAGTCTTTAAAACACAATTATTGTTTTTAATTACAATAGTTAATTTTGTTTTATAAATGTGACACTGTCCAAGAATAACATATATAAAACAACAGTTCCAACCCTAAACCAGTTAACAAATGATACATTTTGCATAGATTACAAAAATTATCACACATTATTGTTTTTAAATGCTTATAATTATTTGTATTTTTACAATTATCAATGTATATTGCAAATATTTTTATAAAAGAAGTCATACAATTTGCATGTAATGGTATTAATTTAATTGCTTCATTTATATCTTTGTATTGATAATGTAATACATGTGTACTTATTTTATTCATAATTGCATCCAATACATTTTCGTTTATGGTAGTATATCCAAATTTTTTCAAAAGTGGCATTGCTTTTTGAATACAAATATCATCATTCATTTATTATACAATCACAAGAACCCGTAAAAATTTGATTTTCATTCTTGTACAAAAATTCTAGATTTAGAAAATTTGGCAATTCAACAATCGGGTTATCAAAAATTGATAAAGAATTCAATCCATCAACGAGATTCAAATATTTAACATTATTTGAATCAATGTACAATTTTTTGCACATTGAAATATTGATATTACAAATGTTATTATTACTTGCATTCAATTCATATAAAAAATAATCACTAGACAAGTTTACCAACTTGTTAAAACTAACATCTAGCATTTTGTAAGTGTGATTAATTTTAAAATCATTGAGATTATTGTATGCTAAATATAAACTTGTACATGTTTTTGGTATAGCAAATTGTTTAGCAATTTGATTGTGGCTTATATCCATAAATGTTATTACAGTTTCATTCAAATTTGGTATATTTGTGAGTTCATTGTGATGGTATATTAATGTATCTAAATTAGATAATTGTAAAATATCAGATGGCAATTTTTTTAAATTACAATGAGATATATTTAAATATTTTAAATTTTGTAAATGTGATATCGATTTTATAACTTGAATATTATTGCGTGAAATATCTAAACATACAACAGAATTTGATAAATTTGGAAATGTTGTTAATTTGTTCATTGAAATATCAATTGAAAAATATGTAAAATGTATCTTTGGAATAGAATTTATATTTTGACAAGACAAGTCTAAATGATGAACATGTTTTATAAATGATGCAATGTGAAATTGGTTTGATAATATTTTTGGTTTATATTTATGTATCCAATATTGATTTTCATTAAAAATTTGTACACAATCATTTTTAAATAAGCATCTACCAAGATTATAATATTGTTTACATGTTTGTATAAAATTAATCTTGTCACGTGTATTTAAAAATTTACAAATGTACAATATACAATCATTATTTAATGAATCCATTATAATTTATATTTTATTGAAATTAAATATTCATTTTTATACCAGAGCCCCTGTATGTAAAAATAGTTGAGATTCTAGATAATAGGGTATATCTTTGTGTTTTACTGTATATGGTACTTCTATAAGTAAAATACCTGCATCACGGCAATATATTCGTTTGAGTTCATCTCTATATTGTTGATTTCTAAATGCTTCCACATTTTTATGAAAATGGGGTATATATTTATAATGTTGTTGACCTTGATATTCGACTCCTATTTTTAAGTCTTCGTTATAACAATCAATTTCAAGATATTGTCCAGTGACTGGATTGTATAAATTGCGCACCTTGTCAAATGGTCTATTAAATTTTTCACTCATGTATTGTCTTACTATAGATTCTCCTTTTGATTCACAACTTGATTCTTTTGGATAATATTTTGGTTTAAATTTAAAAGGTAAACACCATTTTCCATTTTGATTTGTAAAAAATCTATATATACTCATCATCAAAAGAATGATTATGGCTACTAAAACATAAAATTCAAACAAATTGTCTTTAAACCAATTAATAATATCGATGAATGACATATTTTTATTATAAATTTTTTCTTTAATAAAAATATGTCTAAAAGCCGTGAACAATCTTTTGAAAGTCCTGTTGAATGGTGGTGGTACATTTTGGGTGGATTTATTATCCTAGTTATGGTATTTTTGCTAGTTAAAATGAAACCTTGTGCTTACAGTAATACCACTACGTCTTCTACTCCATTTGTCTTTACGACCAAGAACCCAGCTACTACTGCTGTAACATCTACTGCTGCTATTGTGCAAAATACTCCAGCTGCTACAAGCACTCCTGCTCTTCGTAGTGACGACTATGGTGACGACTATTATGGTGACGACTATTACGGTGATGATTACGGTGATGATTACGGTGATGATTACGGTGATGATTACGGTGATGATTACGGTGACGATTACGCCGATCAAGACTATGGTGATGATTACGGTGACGATTACGGCAATGACTATGGCGATGATTACGCCGATGACTATGGCGATGATTATGGTGATGATTACGCCGATCAAGACTATGGTGATGATTATGGTGATGATTATGCCGAAGAAGATTATGGTGATGATTATGCCGAAGAAGACTATGGTGATGATTACGCCGAAGAAGACTATGGTGATGATTATGCCGAAGAAGACTATGGTGATGATTATGCCGGAGAAGACTATGGCGATGATTATGCCGGAGAAGACTATGGTGATGATTATGCCGAAGAAGACTATGGTGATGATTACGCCGAAGAAGACTATGGTGATGATTATGCCGAAGAAGACTATGGTGATGATTATGCCGAAGATGACTATGGCGATGATTATGCCGATAATGAATAAATTTTCAATACATCAATATCAAATTTTTGAATTTGATATTATAACCAAATTATAACATTCATTTATAAAAGTAATCTATCTTTTAAATAATTACAAGTTTTTAAAAACCACTCCATTTTTTCCATTTGAAAATCTCAAAGTAATTGGAAATTGTAATAACGCTACAAGTACACTACCAGTGTAGTGTACTTTTACAACATTGTCAATTCCAGGATAATAATCTACACGAGAACCATCTTTGAGTGTACATTTAATTTCTTTTGGCATTTTGTCTAAAGTAGGATACATTAATCGTAACTGTATAATTTTAAACGCATCTTCTAAATCACAATTTTTAATTTTATGTTCATGATATAAACCACTAGTATCAAGCAATGTTTTGACAAATGTTCTTTTTTCATATACCTTGTCAAATGATTCGGGTACATTTTCAGGCCAATCTCCTTGACCGGTGACACATAGTCTTGGAACATCCTCAAAATCATTTAGATAATTACCAAAGTCAATATAATCATCAAATTCAATATCAATTGGATGTTTATAATTACGAGCTGCAGAAATATCAAATCCACTCTCTGTAAAAAAGAATGGCAAATATGTTCCATCACCCAAGACCTTGATTGAATAATCAGTCAATTGTTCCAACATCAAATCACATGACATAAATGTTGCCTTTTTAATACGATTTGTAATATTGACACCAACACTATTTTCAATCCAAACCTTGTGTATTTTATCATATTTTCCCTCGGGTAAATAAAATCGTACAAATTTATAAACTGGTTCTACTTTTACAATTGTCATACTTGTATACAATCTTTTCTTTTTTAAATTACAATTTTACAACATTGTAAATGCTTTGGCGATATTGACAATCATGGTATTGTAATCATTTTTGGATAGAGTTCCGTACAATTTTTTAGAAAAGGATTTCAAATCCAAAAATACATTTTGCGTATACAATTCGTAATCACTGCAAGATGTATTGCTTGATTTTATAAATGATGCAACATCATTGTATAAATTATTCAAATCTATTGCAGTCTTGATATCGACACATTTATCAGTCAATTGTATTCCATCAAGTGAATATGATATGTATCCAGCCTTTTCCAAATCACATACAATTTCAGCCAAATCATCTGGATATTCTATAAAATCACCCTTTACATCATATCGAAGTGCTGTATACAATTTTGCTTTTATAGTAGGAATCCATTTAGCACTTTCTAAATCAAATTCTACAAAACCAGGTTTCTGGTCGAAACGGTTTTGTTCTACAAAACCAGGTTTCTGGTCGAAACGGTTTTGTTCTACAAAACCATATTGTTTCAATTCATCCAATTGACACGCGTCAATATCATCAGAAGCCAATATATTATCAACAGTTTGTAATTTTGTAATTACACCATATCCACGTACTAAATATTTGATAATAACTTTATACGATTCTCTACTCAGTACACATTCAGTTTTATTTAAAAAGTCAAGTATACATTTTCTTAATATATGAGCTTCCAGACTAGATAGACGAACATTTCTAAATTCATCCTTTATAGCCTTGTTAATATCCATACGTTTATCTAGTTCATTCTTTTTTTGTGGATTAGAAACTGGTTTACGTTTAGTAATGATGAGGGTAGCCATGCGTACAAGTGGTGGTATACTAGTTTTTTGTACACGTACACCTCGTGTTAATTTACACATGACTTGATATAATGCTTCTTTATCTACATCACTCGTCATTTGAATAACGATATTTTTTATCAATTCCATAGAATTACCTTTTGGACTATTTGATGACTTGAATTTTTCAAAATCTTTTAAAAATTGATTCTTTTCATCAAGTGTCAAATCTAATTTATCCATGATTTTTGGTGGTGCAATATACGACGTATCAGTTGATGTCGCTTGAATCTCTTCTAGTGGCGCTTCATCATTTACTATATATGATATAGGAACTCCTTCTTGTTTATCAGTATCACCCCATTTCCATACAAGATATATAAAACCAATTATAAATAGAACTAAAAGTAAAATTAGATACATTTTTTATTATTAATAAAAAATGTTTTACTCGATTTTAACAATTTTATCAATGATTATAATTGTAAATTTAACTAGTACAATTGCATATCCAATTACATCCTTGGAACTTGTGGAACCACTTGAACCACTAGGTAGTAACAAATGCACATGGGGTCCAAGCTATTGGTGTGCATCTCCAGAGAATGCGTTAGAATGCAATTTTGATTATAATGAATGTAAAAAATACACTAACCAAGTAGAGGACCGCTAAAACATAGCGGACAATTGGTTTGACACGGGCAACGTCCAGTTCTATCGACAGTATTTGGCACAGGATAGTGTGGCAAGACAGTACCCATATAAAGGTCATCACGCCATACTTTGCCATCTTCTATAGGACATTTAGAACATTGATAAGCCGCGTCTTCCAAAGTAAATGTGGGATATTCATGCCAAACTGGATCACCACATACTGAATCGTTATCCCAATAACCACCAGACATTTATTAAATAACATTTTTGATTTTCTTGTGAATAAATGTGGAAATTAATATATTTGAATGGAAATCCTACATCATATTATATTAATGATGTAGGTGAAATAAAAAATGACAAAAATAAGATTGTTCGACAATTTCTTAAAAAGGATGTATTAAATGATGATGTAATTAAATATTTTTGTAATTTAAAAGTTGGATTAAAATCATGTACACTTGCTGTAGATGTACTAGTTGCACAAACATTTTATAAAAAAGGTAAAGGTTGTTCAAAAGTTGTACATCTCGATGAAAATGTATTGAATAACCATGTTGAAAATTTAAGATGGACTATTTAAACTGTTTAGCATATTTATCTACATAAATTGCATTCATAATGATGGCATATGCACCCCAACCCAACAAAGGAGTCAACAAAACACCGGCCAATGGATTACAATAATAGGTTAAAAATATTTGAAGTGGAATAACGATAAGGTAAGCAATAAAAATGTATAGACCATTAGTCCAATCCTTTTGACATCCAGACATGTAAACATAGAGATAGTTGAGAATATATCCAATCATGGTTATGAGCAACGCAAATTTAATCCAGTTGTGATTTGATTTAGTTTTAGGCGTTGTAGCGAGCAAGTACATGCTTATTGCCATAAAAATGTACAAGACTGTCCATACTACACCAAATACCCAGTTAGGTGGTTTGATTTTAGAATTGAATACAATTGTATTCATGGGACATGTCATGCTCATGTACATTGGTATGACTATAGATAATATACAAAGTACAAAGAGAATTTTTGTATTCATTGTTTATTATCTAAATTTTTCAAATTTTACTGAAAAACTTACAATGTAACAATTGGCAATACTGGAGTTGAAAAAATGAGCTTGTATTGTTCATACAATTCTTTTCCAGTTATAGATTTGCCATTGATACTGATATGAGTCAAGAGTGGATTATTACGTATAATTTCATACATGAAATTGTTCATCAATTTTTGAGAATTGGACAAGAGTTCACCTTCAATGATGAACGTTCTAAGATTATGTATAGATCCATGGTCAAGTACAATTTGTTTATTGCTATTGCCCAAATTCACATTTCCTTTAATCACGAGTGTTTCAAGACTACCTACACCCTTTATATTTAATTTTACATTGTCTTGATTGAGTTTAATATTTAGGGTTTTGAGTTTGGGTAGACTAAACAAGATGCACATGTTGTCAACAATGAGGTCTAGATTATTAATACAAGCACAATTGCGAATATCAATTTGTTTAGCATACATTTTATTCTGAACAGATTTGCACTTGGGTACATTGTATAGACGAATAGACTCAAACATAATGTCTGTAGAATTTTCAAAAGAAACTAATTTTGGAAGATTATTGATATAAACATTGTATACAATTTCAGATGAATGTTGTTCATTTGACAATTTTTTGGTAAGATGAATATCTTGAAGATTGGGCATATCCAAGAATTGAATTAGACGATTTTGATTGTTATCAAAATAGACGGATGTTGTAAAATTTGGAATCCAAATATTTTTAGCATGAGTAATGTATTTAAACATGTATGAAAAATTTGAAGTATAAACACCAATCATACTATGAAGTGCTGGAAATACAGACATGTATTCAAATGGAATAAATAAAGGAGAATAATTTCTTGGAATAAGTTCAACTACCGTCACTTGTTTTTTAACATTTGCTGCCATTGCATTTTCAATAAATTCTTTACGAGTATTGTAATACAAGATGACATTGGTCAAGGATTGAAGGGCTTCCGTCTTTTTTTGAATGATGGGAAGTGGAATATTTGTCTTTTCTGTTATATTGTCATCAAAAAATACAGTCAAGACACAACATCTGATACGTTCAGTATTTGGATTAACAGTTGCAATATCCGTCATATTGTATCGATTCTTCAATACTTGAGGTGAACATTCTACAGCACATATACCCTTGGGTGGTAACGGATCACGTGGAGTTTTGGTCTGACGAATTGCATCATAGATATAATTAACTCCATTCTCAAAATCACGTTTTAGCGAATCAAAAATACTTGGTTCTTGACCTCGTTGAAGTTGTGGAGTAAGTTTAGTCAATGATTCTTGAGCCTTGTTCAAATCTTTGAGAACTTCAGTCACAACTTTTTGACTCTTTTTATCCGCAATATTTTGTTCTTGATTAGCCAATTCAGATATACCTTCTTTAAGAGTATTTGACCAACTCTGAGCAGTGTTTTTCAACATTAAACTATCAATGTTCCCAGTAGAATGAGCTTTTTCAAGCCTAGCCACATCATTTTTATGTCGTTCATCAAATTTCTTATAACTTGAACCTAAAGAAGCTATAGTCTTCCAATCATTTAAATTTGTTTGCACTGGAACTGATGCCATTTTATTAAAGTAATAATTTTATAAATAAAATGAACACCTTGTATATCATTGCAACTCTATTCTTTTTATCATTGGCTTTAACTAGTGGATTTTCTTTATATCGATTAAATTTAACAATATTATCTGCAACTATAACGGCTACTGATTACACTAGTAAACCAGGTAAATGTGTATTGACAGTTTCTTATAGTGTAAGTGGCACAAATATAACTAGTAAAATAACTACTCCAAGTTCAATTCAATGGACAATCAATAAACCTATACCTATTTACATTAATCCACTGGACCTAAGTAGTCCAAAATATGCACCACAAGAAATATTTACAATTCTATACATTTGTACATGTGTAGGATTGATTGGTCTTGTTCTTAGTGTTTATTTTTCAATGAAACCAAGCAAAGATTAACCCCCTTTCTTCTTTTTAAGCATGACACCACCCACGACACCAACTATAGCCAAAATGACTACAATAGCAATAATACCACCAAATTTGCCAAATCCCAATAGACTTGCGAGTGATACACCTTCATTACTTAATTCAGCAGTGTTGGTGTTAGTATTGGAAGATGCAACTTCAGAATAATTTTTGACCAAGTTTTGAGCAGTATTGTTTAGCATCATATCTACAAACATGGTTGTTACGGCTACATTATTAAAATTACATTTGGCACCACTTACTTTACCATAGTTGGTAAAATTAATTTCTTGATTATTACTACTTATAGTATTAAATACTTGATTGACTGTATTTCTCAATTCATTATTTATAGTCGTCTTGATTGTATTTTGTATATTTGTATCATTGATACTAACATTAGCTTGACCAATATTGAGACCAGTGTTGGTTGCCTTAACTGAATTGGTTATAGCATCAGTCATTTTCGCTACAAGGTCATTATATGCAGCACTATTACTTGTATTGGTCAAGGAATATAATGCAGTCACTGTACTTTTACCATCATTCGATAATACTAGACCAACTGAACCACAATCCATCACACCTGTTGCACCGTTAATAACATTGATTTTTTGATTCAAATTTGAAACTGTATTGGCTGTAGTCGTATATTCATTAATGACTTTGGTCATCATATTGGTAGCTTGGTCATACACAGATTTATACTGATTTTTTGACAAGTTTACACCCATTTATTTATTTAATAATTTAAATAAATGACAAGTAATCCATCAAAAATTGTATCTGATTATATATCTCTATCTACCAATACTGGTGCCAAAGATATTTTAGATGGGTGTGTAGTGCAGTTCAAAACTAGCAATATATTTCTAGATTATTCTCAAACTGGTGGGAAAAATGGAGTTGGTTACTTGGGTACATCTAGTAATGGAAATCAAGTTTCTACACAATTTTTACTCATAGCCAGTAAAAGTAGTGCACCAGGTCAAAATGGTTATCTCATCAGTCCACTAGGTGGTCAAAATATCAATATTCAATTGTGTTATAATCCATCAGCCAAAGATAAAGGTGATGCACTTGTCAATGGTGCGAATCCATCTCAAGATCCAGCTAATCAGTATTTCAACATTATTACCACTGGTTCAGATGCTCAAAAAAATCTTTCATGTCAAATCACAACTTCCGCTGGCAATAAATTTGTTGGTTATACATCTGGAAATTCAAACTTGTATACCCAGGTTATAAACACTTCTACCACTTGGTCCATGATTTTTATTACTCTTGGGCTAAAAGCATGGGATAAATTATTTTTAGATTCTAGTGTTTCTAGCTATTGTTGTCTTGGTAGTAGTGGTGTAAATCTAGATGCGTTCCCAAATCTTTCTCAAGCTTGTTCAAACAAGGGGTTATCTGCTGGTTCAGCTGGTTGCACTTCTGCTCTACAACAATTTTGTTCTACTGAAGGTTTTGACCCTAAAACACCAAAAGGAAGTGTATGTAACAATTGGTGTCTTGCAAACCCAGCAGATTGTTACAATACTATAAAAAAATGGTGCAACTCTGGAACTAATCTATCTAAACCTATTTGTGCCTGTTTTGATGACGATTCATTTACTAAATTTAAAAATCAATACTCGCAAGATTGTAAACCTCCTTGTGCCATTTCTAATTTTTCAGCTGGTTGTTTTTACCCTCCATGTCTTTTTAGTGGCATGTCTAATGTATATAACCAAAATAAACCATGTCCAAACAATACTAGTATTTTCCAAAAATGTGCAAGTGACGTTCAAAACCAAGGACAAATAACTGGCAATGTATACCAAACTTGTTTTTTAAATGCACAACCTAATGCTGATAACAGTGTCAATGTGGGTGGAGGCGGAGGAGGTGGTAGTGGTGACCCTAAGCCTAATCCTCAACCACAACCCCCTAAACCAAACCCTGAGCCTGTCAAACCCTATGTTCCACCACCTGAAAATCAAACAACAACCCCCATTAAACCATATGGAAGCGATTTGGAAAATTTTTGGAATCAATATCAATGGTGGATTATAGGTGGTGCTGGAATTATTGTCATTCTTCTCGTTATAGGAGTTGTACTATCAATGCGTAAAAATTCTGTCTAAGATATAGCAATTGTTGCATCTACACCTGTACCTGTTCTTGTAGTTAAAGAACTTGTATTATTCCAAACCCAAGCCCCATTTTGATATATCAAATTGCCTTTATTAACCAATGTCTGTAATTCACTTGTAGAATAACCAGGTATAGAAACTCCATTTAAATTTGAACTAATATTCAATTGATTTAAAAGATTTGGTAATTTTGAACCATAAACAAGCGTAAACCATGCTTTATCACCATCGCTATATTCAGTACCTCGATGAGTAGATACACCACCTTGATTCAATGTTGGTGGTATATCATAATTCATGATTGAATTGTAATCAAATGGTAATGTTGATACCAATTCTACAGGCAAAGTTTGTAAAATTTGAGAATCAACCGTTGCTTTATCCCAACCCATTTTATCCTTGTAATATGTATATACTTTATCTGCAATAAAATTTAAAGGATTACTTGGGTCTGGATTTTGATGTTCATGAAAACGACCTAGTGCATGGGCAAACTCATGTAAAATTGTACCTTGGTTAAAAGCATATATATTTGTAATACTAAATTCAGTTCCAATACCTATAGTTACTCCACCAGAAAAATTGTTACTTGCACCTAAAATTATCCTAAAATTAGGTTTAGCTACTTCTTGTCCAACAAATTTAAAATTTAAATTGATAAATGGAAATGCTTTATTTGTCAAAATATCTTGAACTTGTTTTACTTTGGTTGTATCACTCGATTCAACACGTACACTAACGGTAGAACCACCTTTGAAAAATGGCGTTTTTACACCTACAGCTCGACCGATATTTTCAGGTAAAAGTGTGCTAAGTAGGTATTCTATATCATTTTCATAGAGACGGTCATTTAAACATGTAAATAAGCTACTACTGTTATCCATCTTTTATTTAAATACAATTGTATTTAAATAGTATGTTACACCAATTCATATTCAGCCATAATATTATTTAACTTGGTATTACGGATTTCATCATTGATAACATTTTGTTTCATTTCATCAATCTTGTCTTTACATACATTATAATCATTGGATAGTTTATGACTGCAACACGTCTTATCAGCTTGTATACACGTCATGATACCATCTTCATCGACGGTACAATCCGGTCTCATATTTTGTTGAACAAGAGATTTAAAAGAAGTGAAAATAATGCTTCGTACTTGAGATTCTTTTTGTGATTGAATTTGTTGATTCATTTCATTAATAATTCTAGCCACTTGTTCTTCTTCTACTTCAAATTTGGTTGCTAGTTCGCTGGCAGTTGGCATTTCTTTGCCCTTGTCTACAAATGCTTGAAGTACTCTTCGGATATCAAATAGTTTTTGATAGTCTTCCATGGATGGCATGGGAGGCATGGGAGGCATAGGAGGGGGTGTAGGAGTAGGTTCAGACATTTTTATTATACCAGGGAATTTCTTTAAACAAGTTTTTTTGTGTTTGCGTATTATAAAATTAGAAATTCTATATAATAAAATAAAATGGCAGGTGGAAATGGTATAACTCCATTAATTTGGGGGCCGATACAGTGGCAAATGTTGCACATGATTGCCGCTACTTATCCGGAAAATCCAACGGATATTGACAAACAAAATTATTACAATTATTTTTTGGCACTAGGAAATGTTCTTCCTTGTCAATTCTGCAAGCATCATTATAAACAAACTCTAATTTCTATGAATTTTAATATGGGCGTTTTTGAAAATCAAGAAACACTTTTTAGGTTTATATTTGATTTACACAATACTGTCAATGAACGTCTTAAAAAACCCATTATGGAAGACTATGCTTATATCCGTCGTCGTTATGACTTGTATAAACAAATGTAACACGGGGGCATAGCCCCCGACGGCGTAGCCGGCCGCGCTATGCGCGCCGTTAACCCCCACGCGACGGTCGGCTAAAAGCCGACACGCGCATATTATGGAGTAATGTACCGAAAGCAGTAATGCACTGAAAGCAGAATAATGTACCGAAAACAATAATGCACCGAAAGCAATAATGTACCGAAAGCAATAATGTAGCAGGAAATTTAAAATTGTATAAATAAATGTATACAATTTTATTTACAATCGTGTTGATATGTCTAATAATGATTGGAATCATACATTATTTATCCAAATCAAGTTACAAGGTTGAAATTTACGACAACGTCTTGACATTAAATGAATGTAATCAAGTTATCCAAACGGCTAAAAAACTTGGATTAAAACCAAGTGAATCATTTAATTCAACCACGGGTAAAACAGATGATAATCATGATTATCGTAAATCGCAAACTATTTTTATTGAACCTGGAAATTTATCACCATATCTTGAACAAAAATTTATAGATATAGCCAAACAATTTGTACCTGATGCTAAATTTGAAGAGGACCTTCAAGTCGTCTATTATAAACCCGGGGATTATTTCAAATCTCATCTTGATGCATCAGATTACATGGAAGACAATATAGAAAGCGACGATGTCAAAACATCTATAGGTAGACGATATACATTATTATTTTATTTAAATGATGTAGAACATGGCGGTGAAACTCGATTTGTAAATATTAATCAAGTTGTGCAACCCAAGATGGGCCGTGTTGCTTTCTGGTCTAACTTGGGTGATGATAAAAGACCTATACAAGAAAGTGAACATGAAGGGCGTCCCCCTGAAAGCGGAGAAAAATGGATTGTCAATTACTGGATTCACTAGTTAAAAATTTTTCTAATTCTTTCATAAAATGTCATCTCTCTGGGTTTCTTAATAATTGTTTGAATATTGTGTCCATTCTTCAAACAATGAATCAAATCAACTTGTCCATTGCTATAAACAACTTGAATAAACTTTGGTTTATTCGTATCTTTGTGAAAAGATAAGATTCGAGATGATGCTAGTATAACCATTTTAATTGTATATTGTAATAATGTATAAATTCATTTTTAAAAATTATTCAATGTAATATGAACAATATATTTAGAAATGACTTGACCAAAATAAAAAGTATCAAAATGTCTATACAATTCATCGATTGAAACATTTTTATCAGAATAAATATATACACCAGGTCCAATTGTGCCAATTTTGACGACAACCTCTGAATTAGGTACAAATTCTTTGACCATATTTTTTATGGTCATTGAATTGGGTGCAATCAATCGTTTATATTCTTCTTCAATATGTGATAATAAAAGTGGAAATTGAGCAATAGATTCATATGGTTTCATATCATCTGAATGAATGATTTCTTGATACAATTCACCAATAAAATATGTCTTGTGTTCAATATCACTATCTTTATATCTACACATTCTTCTACCAATCGGTGTTTCAATCTCACACAAACAATTGTATAGTTTATTAAAACGATACAATTCTTCTTCTGAATGTGTACGCCACGCAAAATCAAACGTGGATTCTAGTATAGTCAAAATTTCATCTTGTATATCTTCATACATTTATTTTATTCTTATATGTATTTTTTAGTTCATTTTTATATGAACGCGTAATCCTATTTAAAGAAAGAAATGACATTATATATAAAAATATGAACCAGCAACTGCTTCTAAATGATGAACGAGATGAACGAATTTCTTTTCTAGAAGAACCGCATTTATATTTAATTGATGGAAAAGAAGTACCAGGACTACTGAGTGTCACAACATTTGTTCATCAATTTTTTGAGCATTTTGATGCAGATAAAGTAATTGAAAACATGATGAATAGCAAGGGGTGGGTAAATAGTAAATACTATGGTAAAACTCCAGATGAAATTAAAGCTGAATGGGATACAATTCGCGACGAGGCAGCAGATGCGGGTACAAAAATGCATCTTGCAATTGAACAATATTACAATTCTCAAATTGACCCCTCTATTCCTTTAGAACAAGAACCAACTGTGATTGATACTGTCGAATATCGTCATTTTGAAGAATTTAAAAAGGACCATACACACTTACGTCCGTATAAGACGGAATGGCGTATCTTTGACGAAGAACTCAAGATTGCAGGTTCAATAGACATGATTTTTCACGATCCAAATAATGAAGGATGTATCTATATTTATGATTGGAAACGAAGCAAAGAAATTAAATATCAAAACCGGTGGCAAAAAGGACTGAAACCATTAGAGCATTTAGATGATTGTAATTACAATCATTATACACTGCAACTTAATGTATATAGATATATAATTGAAAAGAATTATGGACTCAAGGTGAATGAATTGGCCATTGTTGTTTTTCATCCCAATAATGATTCATATCGTAAAATTCCGTTAGAATTTAAAGATGAAGAAATTGAAAAGATGATGAATCATCGGAGAATGTCTATTTAATTGCAATTACAAAATTTCAATTAATAAATGTCTTATTTTGACTATGTAATTGTAGGTGGGGGACCATGTGGATTGACTATGGCACAGTTATTATCTAGAACATCAAAATCAATTTTAATAGTAGATGCTGCCAATAGTTTTGGTGGTTGTCATCGAGTTGATAGAGTCGATGGTAATTTTACTGAACATTCACCACGTATTTATTCAACCACGTATAAAAATTTTGACACACTTTTACACGACATGGGTACAAGTTTTCACGACCTATTTACACCTTATAATTTCAACATTTCCACCATTGGTAGTAAGACTGCGTTAGATATGAAGTCGTGTGAATTATTTACACTTGTTATTGCATTTTTAAAACTAACAGTCAATAATGATTATGGTGTTGATATCAGTATGAAACAATTTATGCTTGATAAAAACTTTTCGCCTGAAACTATAACCTATATTGATAGAGTGTGTCGTGTCGTAGATGGAGCTGCATCGGATAAATTTAGTTTAAATGAATTTTTAGAAATTGTCAATCAACAATTACTTTATCCTTTATATCAACCTAAACAACCAACGGATTTAGGATTGATAAAAATATGGACAGACTTTTTACAGAGGCGGGGTGTTACCATGAAACTCAATTGTGAACTAAAAGCAGTCAATCCAGAATCCAATTCTATAGACACGGGTTGTGGTACATATAAATATGATAAGCTTATACTTGCTTTAAATCCATACAATATTTTCAATGTTAACGCTGAATTATTTACAGATATATCTGCCATGTATGCAGCTCGGACAAGATACATGACTTATGTAAGTCTAACATTTACATGGCATTCACAATTAAATTTACCCAAGGTTCATGGTTTTAGTGCAAGTGAGTGGGGGGTAGTCTATATTATCATGAGTGACTATTTCCAAGGTATGGAGGGTAAAACACTCGTGAGTTTGGCTGTCACCATTCTTGATGCACCATCCTTTGTTACAGGCAAAACTTGTAATCAAACAGACAATGTATTAGAATTGCAAAAGGAAGTATTTAGACAATTTGTAACTTCATTTAAAAATATTAATATTCCATATCCAGATGTGATATGCATGTATCCAGGTGTTAAATATGGTGGACCTTCTGGTGCAGGTGGGTGGTATAGTATATCTGGAAGTTTCTTCAATTCTTTTCAAAATGCCAATACATTTATACCATTTAAAAGTGACAAGTATCCAAACATTTATAATGTTGGATGCCAAAATGGTAAACAAACTTATAAATTTACTGCTATAGAGAGTGCCGTGACTAATAGCATTGCACTTGCTAAAGAATTAGAACCAGATGTAACTTGTGATTTACAACTAAAGAGTGCTATACAAATTACAGACATTTTATATGTATTTAAAATATTTGCAACTGCATACTTTTTGATTCGACTACACAAACTCGCTCTTACAAATCCAAAACACTTGATTTTAGCATGTCTAATTATTGTTGTCTTGGCTTGTATCATTTCAACTTTTATTGAGAAAGTTTGATTTTTTATAAATAAATGTACCTTGATATATTAATTGTATTCATTTTAATAGCGATTGTAATATTATACATTTCTACAAATCCAGGTAAATTGAATAATTATCAACAACAAGCTGAAACACGTCATTATTGGGAAAGTAAAGGCTATTTCTATGATTGGGCTCCAAATTTGACTGTCAATCAATTACCAGATTTTCGAGCTGATGTAATTTCTCCATCTCCTACACCGTCAATTTCTCCACCTCCCACACCGTCAATTTCACCTCCTAAAACACCTCCTCCTAAAAAGACACTTCCACCCAAAACTCTACCACCTACACCCAAACCAGGTGAAATTCCTGTAACCAAAGATTGTGACGCATTTATAAAAGCTATAGGTGGTTATGACGGCATTGTTGGATGCAGAAATGTACTCCATGCTAAATGTAAAGACAATAAACCCAACTATAAACCTGCAAATGCAGCAGAACAAAAATGTGCTGATTATCTAGCCAAATTCACAGGTAATATTTGTAATTGTATGGCAAGTATACATAAAGTATGTATGCAAAGTGGTAAACGACACTAATTAAATTTTTATATTAAAATTTAGTATAAAAATTATTCATCGTCGTCCAAACTAGATTTCTTCAACATATCATCAATACTATCCATATTTTTTTTATACACATCATTCAAAAATGTCCCCAATTCCTTTGGGAATTCAATGTTGTATGTCACGTGTAATTTTCCATTTTTATAAACACCCTTGTTATCTATTACAGTCACCGTTTCTGGATTTACAATTTCCTTACTACTCACAGTAAAACTAGTCCCATCCAAAAATTGCAATTCCTTTTCAAAACCACACAAAGCGTCAGATAAAGAAATTGTGACTTGTGTCTTTAAATCCTTGTCACTAATGCGTTCATAAATTTTATGTTTGGCCACCTTGACCACAATATTTAAATCTGTATACATGTCTTGAGCAATTTGATTACCCTTGTTTTTAAGTACAATAGAATCATTATGTTTAACACCAGGTGATATTTTAATCTTGACTGAAGCTTCCTTTTCAAATGTAAGCTTGCCATGACATACACGACACGGTTTCAAAATCATCTTACCCGTAGCTTGACAATTATGACACATTTCTCTAAATACCTGTTGAAAGAACCCCATGTTCAAGACTCGATCTACTTGTCCAGTTCCATTACATTGATTACATTTAGCTACATCACAATCAGATTCATAACCTTTACCACTACATGTATTGCAAAATTCGATACGCATATATTTTATAGACTTGACCACACCATTGACAACATCTTCAAGGGTTAGATTAACAACAACCGTTGGCACATCTCGTGTCCCTTGAAAAAAATTGAATATATTTTCAAATGGATTACCTCCCCCTCTTCCACCACCATTTAACAAATCTTGTATCGATGGCCCACCTTGAAGCTGTAAATCATAGTCTTGACGCTTCTTTGGATTGGATAAAACGTCATATGCAACACTCACCTTTTTAAACTCGGCTTCATATTCATCCTTTTTATCAGATGGACACTTGTCTGGATGCAATTTCAATGCCAATTTTCTATAAGCAGATTTAATATCCTTGTCTGATGCATTTTGGTCTACACCTAATACTTCATAATGTGTAGGACTACCCATTCTTTTTTAAACAATTTCTTGTTTTTATATCTTCATTTTCCTCACGGGGGTGTAACCCCCGTAGCAATCGACCAGAGGCCGATTGGTTGCCGTAGGCAACGAACCCCGCAGATACCCGACCGAAGGGAGGGCACTGCTCAGTTCGGAACTAATAAATAACATTATATTGACTTGAATTTCTTTATAACGTTTTAGCAATTTGAATTTCTTTATAACGTTTTAGCGTTTGAATTTCTTTATAACGTTTTAGCGTTTGAATTTCTTTATAATGTTTTTAGCAAATTGGATTTCTTTATAACGTTTTAAGCAAATTGGATTTCTTTATAACGTTTTAGCGTTTGAATTTCTTTATAATGTTTTTAGCAAATTGGATTTCTTTATAACGTTTTAGCAATTTGGATTTCTTTATAACGTTTTAGCAATTTGGATTTCTTTATAAACATCGAGTTTCGTTTGGCTATTTATTAGTTTCGAACTGGGCTGCGCGAACGACCGTAGGGAGTGAGTGTCAGCGGGGGTTTTACAGGGGGTCTACCCCCTGTGACGCATGGATTTAGGTACATCATATATACATCCACCTTGTTCTAAAAAATCTTCAATCGCTTCTACTTTAATTGCATCATACAGTAAATGAACATCATATTGTCTCTTTGTATCTACATACCAATCACACGCATTTTGGAAAAATTCATCAAATTTTGTAAAATGTTGCAACCAATTATATTCTCGTTTGTTTACAATATCGTATTTACGTTCACATACATGTGAATGTGTCGCCATACATCTATATTGTAAACACCATCCACATTTTTTAAAACTCTTTTTACAACACACAAGACATACTTTATAATAACAATTGTGGCATTCCATACCATGTATCAATGACGAAAAATAATTGTTTCCAAAACCAATACATCTTTTACACAACACTGCATCATGACATTTATCACAATAATCTATAATACACCCTCCACACACATTTGTATTGCAATGTATACACGTCTTGATGTGCATACTTGATTTACTACAAACTTTACACTTGTACAAGTCTATATAAAATGATACTAGATAGTGTATAATATCTTCTGGTAATGTCTTGCAAAATACCCCATATAAAAAGGTAAATGTGTTTTCCTTTTCAAGTACACACATGCAATTATAATCTCTACACAAGGTCGAGTGTATTATAGTAGGATTTGTATATCCTAATTCTTCTGCACACCAATTACAACTTATTTGAACTAAATTTCCGGTAAAAAATGACGTAGAAAATGTACACGATTTTCCATGTGGACATTTATCTACTTGATACATGTATGGTGTTATTGGTCTTATAGATGGAAATTTTATTTGCAATTCTTCCATAGTGGATACAATACAATTTAAGTACAACACAAATTGATAATTCATTTTATGTCATTTTTAGATACGCTTTAATTCCCTCGTAAATATCAGCTTGCTCATTCTTCATATTTTCAATATCAGGTAGTTCGCGTGTACACAATGCAACATCAAATATCAGTCGTTCTTCCATTGGAACTTGGTCCCACATTGTCTTGATAAATTCAGCGCAATCAACCTTGTTCTTTTGTATAAATGAAATACCCTCTTTGTGTGTAACACGTGTGCGTAGTTTTGAAGATGTGCATGCCAAGTGTAATGGCAATTCTTTTAGAACAGTTTCCACTTCCTTGTATGCCGTCCTTGGGTTGTCACCGATGATGGCTGGATTGATAGGTCCTACAACGTTATATTCCTTGTAAAAATCATACACATCTTTAAACGTTGATTGTTTCATTGTTTTGTGTGTACTTTGTGAACGACCTGCACCATGTCCACTAAATACAATATCGTCGCATTCATATACAGTTTCATAATTCTTGGATAGGGCTGGAACTGTTGTTTTATATATGTTATTCTTGGACAGTGTCACATTTATAAAACAAAATTAACTATTGTAATTAAAAACAATAATTGTGTTTTAAAGACTTGATTTATACTATAAATACCTACATGAA